GAGGCGATTAGGCGGGTAAAACGACTATGACATCGTACGAGAAAACCGTAGCCCAGGAGCGTTCGTCTACCCCTTCGTCTTCGTTCTGAGGGGTGACATCGTAACAGGTAGCGTCCCCTGAATTAGTGAAGGCCGTTTTAATGCCGGGCAGACTATCGACGGACATCGCACCAGTCAGGCCAGCACATCGTGCGCGGTGATCGGTGAGGGTCGTATCGTCGGCGTTTGAGAAAAGCGTCATACGGACGGAGCAGGAATAGTTTCCTAAGCCTTCAGGTAAGTCGTTAGGCGTGCGGGCAGACTCGCAGAGTATAACGAGTTTAGGCAAAGTCATGATGTCCGCAGAATCGCCCGTGTAGAGGCTGACACCTGTGAGGCCTGTCTCCGTGGATAGATATGTTTTTAAGACTTGTTCAACGATGTGTCGTATAGATTTAGTTCCCATTGTTATTTTTGTTTTTTGTTAAATTTTTCGGCTCGAGCTGCGAGCATATGTTCAAGTTCTTTAGGCATCTGCTTTACGCGATTGCCGTAGACAATGTTTTTAGTGCCGGCGGTAGATGCAACATTGTTATTATTACCCATAGTATTGATTATCGAAATTCTTAAATTTGTTTCGCTATAACTATAGTCAAGTATTCCAGTCGGGGCAGTGTGTCTAAGAATCCACTTGTTGACTGAACCTCCTGGCTTTTCAACGGCACGTCCTTTCATTTTGGGTATGCGTGCTTTTGCCTTTGCCCAACCAGACTTTAATACACCTACGCTTTTTTTACTGCGTTCATATTCATTATCTATCACATACTGATAGTCTGTAATAAATTTATTTATCCAGTTAGATTTCTGCTTCTCGCGAATTTTTCTGCCGTTATACTTTCGCTTCATCTTTTCGTGAGGCTCTCTTAAATCAGTATAGAATTTATCATATAAACTATCGGAAGTTTTTTGTCCTGGAACGGCTCGGGCAAAGAGATTTTTCGCTTTCTTGAAGGCTCGCTCGTGGTCTGGGTCATTGGCGATTTTAATCATAATGCTATTCTTAACTGTCTTTAATGCCGGTGTAGCGTTATTTATTACACGATCGAAGTATGCCCTATCGTTATTGAATGCAGCTTCTCCGAGTTTACGATACATCAAGAATGCAGCTGAGCGTTTGTTCGCGCTGACTGCGATTGAATTTACATCGGCTCTGACTGCACCTTCTCCCGTCATTCTTGCTTCGTCGCTTAAACCACCGCCACCAGATTTTAACATAGGGGGGGTGAAATTCATAGCGTCCATACAGATTAAATGTGCCTGACGAATTGCTACGTCGTGCGTATCTACACCCAATCCTTTAGCAAATTCTTCGCAAGCCCTCTGAAATTCTTCAAAAGACTTTGGGTCAATTTTGACCGATACTGAAACCATTACTGGTTATCGTCGATGACGACGAGTATGATCCACGCCGAGCCGGGCTTGTAAGTCTGCGAAGTAATGCGGACAGATTTGCCACCAGCCGTTATTTTCTTACCGATAGCCAGGGAAGCGATAGGAAGACCCGCCGAGAGTAAAGCAGCTGAAGCACCTACTCGACCATCGCTCGCAGTCCAAGCCGAAGTCGTAGCCGTTACCTTAACCGAGAATTGTGTGCGGTCGCAATAACCACCAGCCTCTAAGACCTGAGTTAGTACCGGGTCTGAGATTAGGCAAAGGAATGTCGGGCCACCAGCGATTGAACCAGCCACACCGAAGTCGGCTAACATCTCTTTAGCGTCATCTGCGAAATCTGCGTAGATACTCATACTATTGTCGGTCTTGGAAATGGGGTCGTAAAGGGGTCTCAGAAGCCCTCAGAGGCGTTTTGATGGCGTGGGCAGGCAAAGTATCAGCCAACAAAAAACCCCCACCGTTTCCAGTGAGGGTCTTTCTCGTCGTTACGACTGCGGATTAGGCAGTGAGTAAGCGAGTGAGGGAAGTAGCGCGACCTTTAGCTGCACCGAAGAGCAGGGTTGCGGTTACGTTGTAGAAACCAGACTGCTCTTGACCCATCAAGATTTGGATACCGAGACCAGTGTCAGCGTCAACTGCTACTGCGGTTTCAAAGCCGGGGATCTCGCTCATTGGTAAACCAGAAGCTACAGCGATAGCGTCAGAACCACAAGCGAAGCCTGCGAGATTTTCCGAGTTCGTAGGAAGTGATGTGAATTGGAATACAGACATACCACCAACTTGACCGATTTGACCAGTTTGGATAACGCTTGCACCGAGAGCGTAAGCAGCGGCGATTTGAGCGTCAGTTAAAAGGTTGTTAGCGTAGGTCGAGTTTAAGATTAACGCGCGAGTGTCGCTGGCTTTAGCTGCATCGAGTACGCCTTTAGCGGTTACGACTTCAGCGTAAGAGAGAGCTGCACCAGTTACTGCATTGCTGGAGTAATTAGCGTTAGTGATTAAAGCGGACACTTCGGCTAAACAGGCTTCGGCGATTGCGTTAGCTGCGGTAGGAGTGAAAGCGTTGACCAGGTACTGAGCGCCATAAGACTTAACGTCGAGAGGGCTGAAACGGCTGGACACTTTGAAGTGCTTCAGGGTTACAGTCGCGTTCGTTAAGGTAGCGTCGTCTTGAGTGAGGTATCCGCCTGAACCGAATTCAGTAGCGGTTGAAGTTCCTACGAGAGGAACGAAGACAGACTTACCGGCTTGTCCTTCGAGAGTGCTGAAAACACTGGAGAAAGATTTAAGAGCAGGAAGTTTGCCTTTGATTGAAGCGATCACGGATTCAGCGAGAATCGATGGTGCTGTTGCGATAGAATTAGCCATATTAGTTTAGTGAGTGATTAGTGATTAGAGAAAATTAGATTGAACGAATGATTTCGTTCTTGTGCTTTGCAAAATATGCGGAGCGTTCTGCACCCATGTCCATAGCCAGGAACACTTCGAGGTGATTCACTGCTTTTACGGGTTCGTCAGATTTATCGGAAGGAGAAAGTTCGACAGGGTTAACACCGACGCTCGATGCAATCTTCGCAGCTTCAACGGAAGCCGATACAGTTTGGGTTTGAAGTTCAGCAATCTTAGCGACGAGTTCGGCCTTCTCTTTAGCAAGTGCGTCGCGTTCGATTACGAGTGAAGCGTTTTGCTCGAGGGTTGCTTTGAAGTCAGAGGCTTCTTTGGCTACTGCGTTTTCTAAGTTAGCGCGTAGTTCGTCACGTTCAGCAGAAGCAGAGATTAAGTCCGCAGATGCCTTAATGAGTTGTTCTTCGATTGTCATAAATTTAGTTAATTTGGCAACAGCGTCCATATTGTCGTTTTCCATTTCGTTGGAAGATTGTGGAATGTCGGCAGGGTCTAGAGTCTTAACGCCCAGTGATCCGACTGCGTCCCGATTGTCTTTGCGGTCATCAATAAACACTTCTGGGTCAAAGCCTTCGTCGAGTAGTTTCTGTACCTCGGCCTTCTTAAATTCTGGGGCTGGTGTTGAACCTCCATTCATAATTAGCTTGGTATAATCTAAATCTGCGTTGTCTAAATCTTGAATTGTTTTGTCTCTATCAGATTCAGGACGATTAGTTAAAACGATTACGTCGAGGTCGAGTTCGTCGATGTAGTCTAAGACATTCTCGACTGGCTGGCCTTGTTCGATGATTGTTCCGTCGATGTCAGTGATAGTTATTTTAGGCATAAAATTATAGTTTGAATCTTGTGAATCTGGCTTTGGCTTCTCGGTCTAACCGATTCACTTCTGCCTCTGCCCATTTAGCAGTTCGCATAATGTCACCCGATGTCGGGCCACCCCATAATGCCCAAGCCACTGCACCAGCACCAGGAAAGTCTTCGTTGTCCGATTTGTTTTTAGGTGCGGACATATCAGGCTGGTGGCGTTGAAACCACGGATTCATTCTGCGGAGTTTATCCTCCGAGACATTACCGCCTGCCATTGCTCGAGCCTCAGCGATTGTCTTATCTGTTACTCCATCGCCAGACTTACCCTCTGCGTGCCAGTCAAGACCGCGTTGAGCAGAGCTCGAAACGTAGTCAGGTACTTTCATTAGTTAACGATTGAATTAATCGAATCAACCAGACCAGTGACGAGGCCCATCTTCGAGGCTTGCTTACCAGACATTGCCTGTCCTTTAAGTGCGTCAGCGTTAACCATCTTTCGCTTCATTGAAATTGAGGCTACGAAATCTGTGTAGATAGAATCGACTTCGGCTTGGAAGTGATTGAGTTGCTCCTGACTCAGTGATGTGCCTTCGATGCCCGCAGCTTTAAGAGGCGTAGCAGAAGATTTGATAACAACCATATTAACACCAGAGGCTTGATAGAGTGCGCTCATATCGGGTATGGCCATATAGACCCCGATCGAACCCACGTCTGCTGACGGCGAGGCGAGGACGCGATCAGCAGAAGCCCCGAGCCAATAAGCAGCTGAAGCCATCATTGAATCGGTATAAGCGATGGTTGGCTTTTTAAGACCAGCAATCTTGCGAGCAGTTTCTTCTACGCCAGTGACTGTGCCACCGGGAGAATTAACGTCAAAAATAATTGTGCTTACTTCTGCGTCCATAGCGTACGCATCGATTTGTTTGTTAAGCGTATTTAAATCGCAACCACCAGTCATACATTCAAAAGGCGATAAGCCTTTACCGATTACACCAGAGATAGGAATGATGCCGTAAGAGCCTACCTTATAAGGCTTGGGTTGTTCGCCAAAGATTTGCGTCAAGATGTCAGTGAAGCCGAATTTCTCAGCGTCGATAGCATACTGCTTTGCAGTGTTCGGGTCGATGAGCATTGGGCTACGACCGTTAAGGGCTTTGTTGAGGAATCTCATTGTAA